TTAGATGGAACAACGCCACCGTAATACTTGGCTACTGAGGATAGATCAAAGCCTAAGTTGTGGCCTATCTTTAGGATCTTTTCATTAAAAAATAACGGTTGGAGCGCCTTGAATACTTCACTTGGGTATAACTGTTGAGGGGCTTTGCCAAACTCTTTAATAGCCTTTTTCTTATCCCGCGAATAATCTGAGTCACGAGCTGGTAGTCCTTCAAGTACACGCTTTTCTCCCTGCCCGGTAAGCGGATAGGTTTCACCAATAAACTCACCGTTAGGATGACCAAGTGGTATGACATCGCCCCGACCATAAGTCGCAAACGATAACCAAAGGACTTCATTGACAGCGGGTACCTCTCTGCGATCGCCTACAGTTTCAACATCAAATGCAAACGCATCTTGTTGCAGATAGTACGAAATCATTTCGTCTAACTGTTCTTTAGTGGTAATAATAAAAGTCACAAATAGTCTCCCGATAGGCTGAAGGGCTAGTCTAGGGGGTCACCTACAACTAGCCCTTCAACATCTTATAGTTTAGGACAAAGCGTTAGCGATTGCTTCCAGCTCATCCCATGTTGGGACTTTGAAAATAGAACTGTCATACGGCTTCATAGCCGCGATGGCAGGTGCGACAGCATTGAGGTCAATACCCCAGTCTTCTTGTAGATCTCTCTCTTTGACTGGGTTTACCTGATATGTAATCGCAGCCATCTCACCAGTTCTACTAAGAGCCCAGTAATTTCGATTCAACGGACCAAACTGCTGGTTGTGGTGCGCTGCATAAAGAGTCTTATACAGACGCGGTGTTGCCTTCAGAACCTGACGTTGTGGACCGCCTTGGGCACTAAGGTTGGCGATGGTAAATGCGCGAATGTGGCGAGGAACGCTTCCAAGCTTTACGCAAAGTGGATCATTAGATCCGAGGGAAATGTAAGAACGCTTGCCAGAAGTTTTCTGAGTCAACCAGTGCTCTTTGTAAGAAGCAAATGGTGTGGCGTCTACATCAATGAACTTAACGATCTGGAATTGACCGTCAATGAATTTGAAATCAACTGGAAAGCTTCCACCGCCTACAGCTGGGGTATCCCAACCGCTTGATGAAATGGCGTCTGATGGACGGCCAGTGATCTCTGTAGCATTTTGTACTGAAAAATCATCATTCTCAGTAACGATAGGTGTTTCTTCTCTAGGAATTGCCATTAGTTTTATTCTTTCTATTTAGTTTCGGTTGCACGGATTTCATTCCATGCCTCGGCTAACTCCTTGCTGAGTTGCCGGTGTTCGGACCATTCTATACGGCTTGCCGTTAGCAGTCCAGCCTTACCTAACAACTCCACAAAGGTTTCAATCATTGCTCTTGACCACATCCTTCGACCAGGGCGTTTAGCGCCATACTTGTCTACAGTGTCAGACAACCGATAAGGGGAGGCAGGGATGTGCCCTTCCTTTATCCACGTTCGTATTGTTATTACGGGGCGACCGACAGCTGATGCCAGAGCTCCGATAGTAAACATCTCAATGTCAGTTCCGTTAGGCAAAGTCTTTTTGTAAGGCTTTGCATCCCAGTTCTTATCAAGAGCTACTTCCGGATCTTTCTGCACAGGCGCTTTGCGCTTGCGCTTACTGCCTGGATAATACGCATCCAGATCAGCAAAACTAGTTTCAATAAAGTCTTCGCTCATGCTTCTTTAACAATAAAAGCGTAAGTGATCTTCTCAGGAAACATTGAATCAATGTCTGCTTCAGAAAGCTTTCCTTCATAGAAAGCAGCCATGATCGCAGAGTCATCTAATGTTGGAACCATCTTGATGCATTGATCGTTAATACCGCGTTCTGCAAGAAGTGACTCAGCAGTTGTGATGTCAAGGTTCTTGGAAACACGGCGTTGTTTTGTCAAAGTAACTTCGCCTTTGATTGGGTCCTCAACAGAAAGGGTTACATGCCCTCTGTCATCAGTTTGACCATTGGTTTCGACATGCTCTGTAAGGCGTGTCTTTAATGTATTGATGCGGTTGGTAAGGAGTTCTACCTCACCCTTTAATGATAGATACTGTCTAAGACTTGTTCTTAGATCTTCTAGAATCATTTTGACCCCCTTGTTAGGTGGGTACAAATTAATCTACGGGATCGGCCTCTGTCAAGTATTTCTCTAGCGCGGCGATAATCACGCTTGTGACGGTTACCTTCTGGCGGGCAGCTTTCTTTTGCACGGCAAGCCAGAGGTTGTCTGCGACACGAATAGTCCGCGTCGGGGTCTTTGGAGCATTTGGCATTACACTAGTTTATACGGTTGAGTAGGCCAAGAACTGCTTAAGGCTACCCACAGTCATGGGGATTCCGCCCTGCTCATCAATACCCTCGCCGTCAATAACTGCATTTGCCACAGCATTTTTTTGCTGAAGCATTTCATATTGGCGGTCCTCAATAGAGCCGTTGATGATGATGTCTTGGATAACAATAGATGGCCATGTAGAACTAGCTCTTTTTATTCGTCCATTTCGTTGAGTCGCAGAACCGCTACTCCAAGGCAGATCGTAATTAATGAGTAAGTTAGCCGCTGGAAGGTCGACTCCATAACCGCCGGCATCAGAAGAAACCAAGACACGAATACTAGGATCAGTGTTGAACGCTGTTTTGTTTTCTTCTTTTGATTTGGCATCTAACTTACCTGAATACTTTCTGCACATCTCTGGGCCTAAGGCTTCTGTGATTTTCTCTAACATGTCTACATATGTAGCAAAGATAACTACCTTGTTTGCTTCGTCTTGCTCTAGGAACTCTTTAACATATTGAACTAGGTAGTCAAGCTTTGGTGATGAATCAATGCCCTCTAATGCGCCTGATTCTACTAACTCACTAGCGTACATAGATCCTTCACCATTCATGGCAGCAAACTTGCGAGCGCTAGTTCTCAATAGGTCTGGGTGTGAACACAGCATCTTTAGACAGCCAATCTTAGACATGATGCGCCCACGGATCTCATCCTCTGGTCCGCCACCCTTGTTCTCTAGTCCATAGTGAGCCATAACATTGAACGATGCACCAAACAAATTCTGAGCCTCGTCAAGGTCGTCTACTAAATCATTAGCTATCCTAAAATATAACTTAGAAGATTTCCGATCCAGCACAATTTTGACTGGGTCTTTGTGGATTGTATCTGGCAGGTAAGGTGCTACATCCGGATCTTTCTGAGCTTTACGGACGGCAGCTTCTTTCATCTTCTCATGTAAAGTCTTTAAGTTTCTATAGTGCTGAACCGCACCCCAGCTGTTCCTTACAATGAAAGCCGAGTCAAAGATATCAAATCGACCTAGCACTGATGAGTCTACAAATTGCATAATGCTGTATAGCTCTTCAGGCTTTCCATTCTCTACAGGAGTTCCCGTAAGAGCAAACCGATACTCAGCGTCGCTAAGCTTCTTTACGGCTTTGGATCGTTTTGATCTGAAAGATTTGATTGCGGTTGCTTCGTCGCAGACGACAAAGGATCTTGGTAACTTTGAGACGAAAGCCCAGTCGTTAACAACTTGCTCGTAGTTAAGAACAATGTAATCAACCCCGGAAGTCCGCCACGCCATTGCTTCGGCGTACTGCTCTGCTCTCTTCTTTGGCGTTCCATCAATAACCAAAGCGCGTGAAGATCCATCTGTAAACTTCTCAATCTGGTTAGCCCACTGGTACTTTAAACTGGATAGGCAAATGATAAGACCTGGCTCGCTGATTTTCCGCTCATCCATCAACTGCTCTAGGGCGGCTATGGTGATGACCGTCTTGCCTAGCCCTAGGTCATAGGCAACCAATACCTTCTTGCGTTCAAGCATACGGTTGACAGCCTCTGGCTGATAGGGCAAGAGCGAACCTTTAAATGTCATCTACGTACTCTAACTTTTTCTTAGGATGCTGTGCAACTCTAGGAGGACACCCGCGAGAATTATGAACATTGTAGAAAGCATTCCTAGACTGCTGAACCATATTAGGATGGTTGTTAGGATCCCAAGAAGCTAAGATCTTTCCCATATATTTACAGTGACCGCAGACCAGTACTAAATACAGCCCGTGGTAAAACTCTCCGTCTTTGGTAAGAAAGTTACTGACTTGTTTGCCAGCCCATATCCAACAATGTCTGAAGCATCTCATCGCTCAGAAAATATAGAGGCTATCTCTATGCTTAGATCTTTTAAATCCCCGCTGTTATCTACAAGGCGGTCACAGGCATAGCCATCCATTTGAGTCTCAGAGATATGCCCGTTGACAGCTGTGATGCCTGGTCTAAATACTCTCCAGATCTCTCCGCCTCGATCTTTAATGGCCTTTGCTTCGTTGATAAATCTAACATCAGTGATAA